GAGAATACTCTTCCTAGCAAGAATTATTACTATAGAATGAATTATGCAGATGATTACACTGCTGACCAGGGACTCAAAGTCTATAAATTTGAAAGAGACTATGGCAAAGGAAAGGCAATCGGACAAGCGTATCCTAAGTGGAGTCCGACAGGTCAATATCTGGAGTATCAATTTTATAGATCATTTCCTATTGCAATTAACTCAATGCCAGTCTCTTACGAGGCAGCAAATCTTCTCAAATGCACAGTGTCAATGAATTATATTCGTTATACTGTTCAGAGAAGTGGATCAAGTGCAACGTCCATTACATCTCCAGCAGCATCTCCAGTTGAAAGGGCTCAGTCTGCTATTAATTATCAAGAGTATTATAATAATTTTGGAGACAATAAGCAAAACGCTACTAACAGTGCAGACTTCTTTGACGGATCTAACACTGGTCCTTTTGGTCTAGGAGTTGCATAACCCCACTAAATAATCACACTGAAAAATTCTATAGGATATCATGCCTTTACCTAAGATTGCTACACCAACGTATGAACTTGAGTTGCCATCAACAGGAGAAACAATTCAATTTAGACCTTTTCTTGTAAAAGAAGAAAAGATTCTTGTCATTGCCCTTGAGAGTGAAGACACCAAACAGATCACAAATGCTATCAAAGGTGTCATTAAAAACTGTATTAAGACAAAAGGTATCAAAGTAGAACAACTTCCTACATTTGATATTGAATATCTCTTCCTTAATATCCGTGGTAAGTCTGTTGGTGAGGAGATTGAAGTCAATGTTATTTGTCCTGATGACGGAGAGACTGAGGTTCCTGTAAAAATTAATATCGATGATATTAAGGTACAGAAAAATGATGATCATGATAATAAAATCAAGATTGGTGATGACTTGATGATGGTCATGAAGTATCCCTCTCTGGATCAATTTATTAAAAATAATTTTGATTTTGAAGATAAAAATGCAATGGATCAATCATTTGAATTGATTGCATCGTGCATTGATTCTATCTGTAGTGAGGAGGAGGTCTGGGCAGCAGGAGATTGTACTAAGAAAGAAATCAATGAGTTCCTTGAGTCTATGAATTCTTCTCAATTTAAGGGTATTGAGAAGTTCTTTGAGACAATGCCAAAGTTATCGCATACGATTCCTGTCACCAACCCTGCGACCAAGGTCAAGAGTGATGTTGTACTTGAGGGATTAGCATCTTTTTTCGCGTAGGTATGGTTCATATGAATCTTGAATCATACTTAAGATTAAATTTTTCCTTGATTCAGTACCATAAATATTCATTGACAGAAATAGAAAATATGATACCATGGGAGCGTGATATCTACGTCGCTTTATTACAACAACATCTTGAAGAAGAAAAGTTAAAGCATCAACAAGCGAATGGCATCTAGGACTAGCACCGATCCAATAGAAATACTCTTAGAGATGGGTGTAGACCTAGATGACCTGTCTGAGCAGGATTATCTTGGTGCTTTGATGGAAGCAGTGGCAACCATCGAGTTTCAGACCAAAGGAAAGGGTGATGCTCGTAGTGCTGTGCTTAGAAAAGAAATTATAGAAGTAAGAAAGAAAAGAAAAGCAACAGACCCTAAATTTAAAGCAAGAAAGACAAAGATATCTGCAGACACGTTTAAAAAAGGATCTGCTGCAGGTGTTAAAATCGCACCAAAGGCATTACCGACTAATGCGATAGTCCCTTATCAGGCACCCGGAGCAGAAGAAGAGGGTGAAGAAAAGAAAAAAAGAAAGAGAAAACCAAAAGAAAAAAATCTTCTTGCAGAAATTGCTGCGTCGGTCACCAACATTGCTGATACACTGAAGAAACAATATAATTTAAAGAAGAAAGAGGGTGAGTTTGATAGAAAGAAAGCACAGAGAGATAGAAGAAAACTTGCTAAGGAAAATCTAAAAAAAGGTTTTGGTTCTTTATTTAAGACTGCTGAAAAAATAGTTAAACCTGTTAGAAGTATTTTTGATAGAATATTTGGTTTTATCACCAATATATTAATAGGAAAGTTTCTAATGAAACTTGTGGGTTGGTTTGGTGACCCACAAAATAGAAAGAAAATTAGTAATATTATTGAGTTCTTAGGTAAGAATTGGCCTAAGTTGCTATCATTATACTTAGTATTTGGAACTGGTTTAGGAAGATTTGTTTTTAGTCTTACTAAAACTTTAATTACTGGTGCAGTAAGATTAACTGCTGCTATTGCTAAACTCTTAGCAGCAAAAAAACTCAGGGGTGCAGGTAGAGTAGCAAGATTCCTTGGTGGTAGGAAGGGAAGACTTATTGGTGCAGCTGGGGCAACTGCATTAACAGTAGGAGGAACTTACGCTGGTATTAATGCACTTGGTTTTTCTGGTGGTGGATCAGTAGAGGGATACTCTGAGGGTGGTCAAGCGCAGGGAAATGGGTCATCAACTTTTAGATTTGCCGGTATTCCTAATCTTGGTGGAATTATCAATAAATTATATGGTAGAAATCGGGTAGGATATGAGGAAGGTGGAGATGTAGACAGTACCAGCGGAACTGTTGAAGGTCCTGGTGGTACTGATAAAGTTCCAGCAATGCTTACCGCTGGTGAGTTTGTTATGTCCCGTGGTGCTGTACAGAAGTACGGCATCAAAACTCTTGAGGGAATGAACTCTGCTGGTGGTGGAACTAATCAACCAAAGATAGTTGACAACAAACTCTATGCTTCGGTTGGTGGCTATGTTGGCGATGCTGATTTAGGAAAGAGAGGAACCCCTGATCCTGAATATTCTAAAGGATCTTTAATGACTAATCCTTTAGGTGCTCTTGATAGAATTTTAGGACAATCGACTGGTGGTAAGGTCAGATTGCCTATGATGGAGAGTAAACCATCTTCACAACCAAAATCACAACCTAAACCAAAATCAAAACCAAAAGAAACACTTACTCCACAACCTAAACCCATACAAGAAACTTCTGCAGATCAAACTGCGGGTGGAATTCCTGAAAAAATGTTGAAGAGTGATACTTTTAGAGATTCTGGATTATTGTATCTCAGATCTATGCTTGGCGGACTCGGTGGACCAATAACCGAACAGGATTTATCTAAAGCATCGAAGGATGAATTAAATAAAGCAATTGCTAGGGCAAAGAAAAGAACTTCTAATGAATTATCCATCGCAAAAAGACAACTTGCAGAAGCAAAGGCAGGTGGATTTAATAAACAAATGCTTGCAGAAAGGCAAAGTGTTGTTGATCGTTTAGAGCGAGGTGAGGTGAGGGTTGAATATCAAGATTATTATGAAAATGGAAAAATAAGTAAATCAGCTGAAGACGCAAAGAGTATTCTGGGAAAATTCTGGGCAGCGCAGACGAATGATGGTGGTTACAAAGTTGTAAATGAAAAATATGATTTTGTTGAAATGCCAGATCCTATGGCAGTATTGATGGGAGACTCCTCTGGTGTTTCTAAAAATGCAAAACCAGGACAACCGATTACTCTTCGTCAGAGACTTCAAGCATTACATCAAATAAATCCTCTTGCAAGAGAGATGTCTGTGGATATGATTCTTGGTGGCAAATCGGATCCTGGGCGTGATATAAAAAATATCATGACGAAACTGGGTGGAATTGTAGATTTTTTCACTTTAAATTCATTTGATTTGGATAATCAAGGGGGACCAACTTTATTGAATCCCTCTGGAAAAGAACAAACTCCAGCAGAACCGATAGAAGAAAAGACAAAAAAGAAATTAGATTCCAAACCTAAACTTACTGCTCAGCAAATAAAAAACAATCAAGCATATGCGGCATCAAAAGGAAAGTATTATTCAAGTACAACAGGAAAAACTTATGCGAGTTATTCTGACGCATTAAAAGATCCTGAAGTTGCGAGTGCCGCGAAAAAAATAAAGCAGTCAAGAAGAATGTCTACTGCAAAAATGATGAATAATAATTCTTCTGGGATTTATTATTCAAGCACAACTGGAAAAACTTATGCTAATTATACAGAGGCATTGAAGGATCCTCAAGTTGCCGCAGCAGCACAATTAGAAAAAACCAAACAGCGTTTTTCATTTTCACCCAATCAAAATGTTAATTATACCTCACCAGAACCACCACAAAATCCTGCTGTGACTGTTGTGAAGGTGCCAAGCACGAAACCCAAAGGTGGACAGCGTGCTGCTCCTAGAGGTGGATCACAAACCCCAGATATCAACGCTGGTAATGGCAGTAACTCTAAACGTAAAATCCTTGGCATATTTTAAGGAGATATAAGATATGGCATTACCGATGTTACTAGGAGCAGCAGCAAAAGGAATAGTTAGAGGCGGTGGTCGTGCTGCTGCCTCTAGAATTATGGGTCGCAAGAAGACTATCAAACCATCTGCAATTACACCTAAGCAAAAGCAGCAGGGTCAACAACAGCAGAGAGGAGGTGCGTTAGTCAAGTCTCCCACAGCAGGGATCGCAAAAGCAATGGCACCTGTAAAGCAAGTATCCACTGATGCTGTTGCTAAGGATGATTACCTTGGAAGCATTCACAAAAATGTTTTATTAATTGAGAGTATTGTGACTGGTGCATATAAAGCAGAGAAGGATAATTTTAAAGAAAAGAAGCAAGACGAGCAGGATGATGCTAGAAAAAATCAAGAGCAAAAATTAGAAGCAAAACCTCAGAAAGAGGACATGAAGAAACCAAATCTCAATATGGTGCCTAAACTTGGGGTCTTTGGGTGGATAAAAAGATTCATAGGAAACATCTTGATGGGATTATTTCTACAGAGGATGGTTGATTTTGCAGGATTCTTGCCTGGTATCGTAAGAGCTAC